TTTCAGAGCCGGACTTGGACCACAGGATCGAATCACTCCGTTGATCACAAATGCCAGAATTGATCTCAATGAAGCAAAAATGGGTCAGGTCCGGAATGCGATTGAACGAGCATTCTACATTGATCTTCTGGAACTCCCTGGACCAACTGCTGCAGACGGGGATGTCCTCCGGTTTTCGGCAACAGAGATTGCTGCACGGCAGAGAGATCGACTTTCGATCCTTGGACCCATTGTCGCTCGTCAGGAAGTTGAACTGCTTGGACCTCTGGTCCTGAGAACAGTATCGATTCTCTTACGCAACGGTTCCCTTCCGGAAGCACCACAGTCCTTGCAACAGGCAGAGTTCAAAATCTCGTATTCCAATCCGGTAGCCATTGCTCAGAGATCCGGTGAACTCGCTTCGATTTCACAACTGATTCAGTTCCTTGTTCCATTTGCACAACTTGATCCGACTGTCATTGAACGTTTTGAAACCGGAAGAGTTGCCGAATTGGCAGCAGAGATTTTAAAAGTTTCTCCCTCAGTTTTCCGTACAGAAGCAGAACGGGATCAGAAGAAGAACGAGGAACTTCAGCAACAGCAGATGATGGAACAGATGCAACAGGCTCAAGTGATTGCCCAGCAACAGTCCTTGATTTCACAGTCTCGCAGAGACGAATCCGTAGCAACTCTTAATGAAGCAAAAGCCAGAAGCGCATGATCTTTCAAAAAAAGAGGCAGTCTGATTATCGGACTGTCTTTGACTCACCCCAAGGTCGCAAGGTCTTAGCGGACCTCTGCCAACGCCACTTCGTTTTCAATTCCACTCACATCCCCAATGATCCGTACACTTCTGCTTTCCAGGACGGTAGACGTTCCGTAGTGGTAGACATTTTACGGTATTTGAAGATTGATCTGGAGACTCTAGAAACCCAAATGGAAAGACCCTATGAATGAAGTTCCAACGGAATCCACCGAGACCACCGAAGCCACCCAATCCCCCATGGCGTTTGATCCGACTTCGTTACCGGAAGAACTGGCTCATGAACCGTCTCTACGGAATTTTGACGATGTATCAAAGCTAGCAAAAAGCTATGTCAATCTAGTTAAAAAAATGGGAGTTCCAGCAGAGCAACTGGTTCGACTTCCTTCTGACGGAAACTACGAGGAACTCTACAATCAACTCGGCAGACCTCCTGATCCACAGGGTTACGAAATCGATCTGTCGAATGACATCAATCTGGAGTACGTCAACAACGCTCACAAACTGGGTCTTTCCAAGGATCAGGCACGGAACGTCTACGATTGGATGATGAACAAGTATGAACAAGTTCGATCCCAGGAACGAAACGAGTACCAGGAAGCCGTACAGCAAGGGATTGAATCACTGAAGCGAGAATGGGGGACCGACTTTGAGAGTCAGACCCAGATTGCCAAACAGGCATTTCTTCAGTTAGCAGACGCAGATACGGTCAAGATGGTGGAAGCCTCCGGCCTGGGAAACTCTCCAGAGATGATCAAACTCTTCAACCGAGTCGGTCAAATACTAAAGGAAGATGGTATGCTACAGAACGATGTGGCTTTTGGTGACAGTGGGGGAAGAGCATCGATTGAAAGTCGGTTGCAACAGATCATGGATTCTGATTCTCCGTACTGGAATGGGATGCATCCGGAACACGATAAATACGTCAGTGAGGCATTGAAACTCCGAGAGCTTTTGACATGACAGAAGAACAAATTCAGCTTCGATTAGAATGCTTGCGTATCGCAGTAGAAAACGGTACAGTGGCTGATATCAGTAACCCCATTGAACTTGCTGATCGATACTACCAGTGGGTCACAAAGCCCACCGATTCCCTCATGCAAAAGGAACGGAAACGGACAACCAGATCCTGACCCGTACTTCTTCTGCTTCCTATCGGAATCCTGAGACATCAGACATCTGATGTAGGACAACTCCAATCATAGGCATGAGATCAATTCTCATCTCAGGTTGGATTATGTCTAATCAGGTAACGACTGCTTTTGTTCAGCAGTACTCCCAGAATCTAGCTCACCTCGCCCAACAGAAAGGATCACGCTTGCGTGGTCTGGTGCGAACGGAAGGGGTCCGAGCAAAACAAGCCTTTTTTGATCAGATCGGTTCTCAAACTGCTTCAGTCCGGACAACCCGTGGAGCAGACACGATCATCAACGATACGCCTCATGCCCGAAGACGAGTGACTTTGGCAGACTACGAGGTAGCAGATCTGATTGATGATCAGGACAAACTCCGAATGATTGTCGATCCAACTTCTTCGTATGCACAGGCTCAGGCTTTTGCAATCGGTAGAGCGATGGACGATGTCATCATCAGTGCAGCAACCGGAACTGCGTATACGGGCGAAACCGGAACAACTTCGGTGACTCTTTCCGGATACAACAGTGGTTCTCAGGTGATTGCTGCTGGTGGAACTGCGATGACCATCGCTAAACTTCGGGAAGCCAAATTCATTCTGGACAACGCTGATGTTGATCCGAGCATCCCTAGAGTGATCGTAGTTTCTCCGAAGCAGATCCAGGATCTGTTAGCGACCACGGAAGTCACCAGTTCTGATTTCAACACCGTAAAATCTTTAGCCCAAGGCCAAGTCACTGATTTTCTTGGCTTTAACTTCGTGACCTCTACTCGGCTAGGCTTGTCTGGTTCTACCAGAAGTTGCTTTGCTTACGCAGTAGACGGAGTCCTGTTGGCAGTAGCCAAAGATTTGACGGTACGAATCGATGAACGTCCTGACAAGTCCTACGCTACCCAGGTCTATGCGTGTATGTCCATCGGGGCAACTCGGATGGAAGAGACCAAGGTTGTTCAAATCGATTGTGTTGAATCTTAATAACGGAGTTCACTAATGGCTGTTACCACTCAAAAAACTACGGAGTACGCCAATGCTACGGCTGATCCGGTAGTCAACAACGAGTCCACCGAATTCCAGGGTCGACTCCGTGTAATGTTCTTCACCCATGACCAGGACGGTGCTGGGGATGCTACCTCTTCAGTAGCCATCGGGAAACTTCCGGCAGGACGAGTACGAGTTCTGTTGGGTCTTTCTCGCATGTACTGTAACTGGACCACTGCTTCGGCAACCTTGGATCTTGGTTGGGATGCTTATACAGACGGGGATAACACAGCAGTTGCTGCTGATCCCAATGGTCTGATCGATGGTCTCTCAGTAGATACTGCAGGGTATTTCAACATGGAAGGTGCTTTAGCCGGAATCAAGGCCACTGGCGGAACCTATGTCTTTCAGTCAATGGGAGGTGTAGTGATCCGAGCAACCAGTCAGGATACGGCTATTGCCGATGGGGATGATCTGGTCGGTTACATTGTCTATGTGATTGACTGATGTCTTCAGTAGTTCAGATCTGTAATATCGCACTGACGAATGTCGGTGAGACCAAAATTGCAGCACTGAATGAAGAGAACGAGAGGGCTAGAGTTGTCAATCTTCGCTACGAAGACTGTCGAGACTCGGTCCTCCGGTCTCATCCCTGGAACTGTGCAGTCAACCGAGTAGAACTCTCTGCTGATGTCAGTGCTCCCGTGTGGGGTTATGCCAAACGCTTTGCTCTACCTGCTGACTGTCTCCGAGTTCTGGACATTGAAAACTACTTTGAAGAATACGAAGTCGAGGGTCGGTACATTCTAACCGACAGTACGGCAGTCAAACTGAAGTACATCAAAAAGATTACTGACCCGAATGACTTCGATTCTCTGTTGGTCCATGCCATTGCGCTCAAATTAGCTTCAGAGATTGCAGAAAATCTGACAGGTCGAGCGGATCTTCGGGACAGGATGTTTACGAAGTATCTTCAGATTCTTTCAGAAGCTAGAGGAGTCGATTCTCAGGAGAGGTCGATGCCTGTCGAGTTTGTAGCCGATGGTTTGATCAATGCCCGTTTGGTCGGTTCTCAGCCCAGAAGAGCCAAGTTTTCCAGTGAGGTGTAGATGAGGATTCAAGCACTTCAGTCTTCCTTTGCAGATGGGATGATCTCTCCGAGAATGCAGGGGATGGTGGAACTGGAGTCCTATCGATCTTCCTTGGCTCTTCTTGAGAACATGGTGGTTCTTCCCCAGGGTTCCGTAACTCGGAGACCAGGGACGTTCTTTGCCAACAGTACTCCTTCCAATGCCCAGGTCCGTTTGGTCCCGTTCAATCGGGGTCAAGGGACTTCGGTCATTTTAGAATTCTCTAATAACAAACTTCGTTTCTATGCAAATGATGGAATCATCGAATCCGGTGGTTCTCCCTACGAAGTCGTTACCACGTACACTACGTCTCAGTTAGCCGATCTCAGTTTTACTCAGTCTGCAGACGTACTTTTCATCTGTCATCCGACTCATCCTCCGAGAGAGTTAAAACGTTTAGATGTCGCTTCGTGGTCCTTGACGGAACTGGTTTTAAAAGACGGTCCTTACTTTCCGGTCAACACCGAAGACACCACGATGACGGTTTCTCTAGCAGATACCGCAAACTGGACAGAGTCGTTTACCAATTCAACATTGACTGCAGAAGAGATCATCACGGTCACTTCTTCCAACGTAGATCCAGGGACCAATTCGTTTACCTCCAGCAATCATCCCTTTGTCAATGGTCAGAAGGTTCGTTTCACCGGAGCAACCGGACTAGCAGGGAACCCCGTAGCAGGAACGTATTCGCAATCAACGACCACAGTCACTGTCACTAAAGCAGGACACGGCATTGCTGATGGAGCAGAAGTGTATCTGGACTTTACCAGTGGTGATGGAGTCAACGGGTTCTTTAACATTACTTATGTCGATGCAGACACGTTTACCGTAACTTCCGGTACAAGCCAGACCACTTCTGGAGACGTAGAGATTGCCACTCGGATTACCGCAGGAAGCGATTACTACATCATCCAGGCAACGCAGAACACCTTTAAACTTTCGACATCCTCCGGTGGTACACCTCTGTTGATCAATGCTGCACCGACTACAGACGTAGTCTTTTTCCAGGACATTATCGACAAGAATGCCTACATCAAAATACTGGCTTCCGATACCACCGGAATCAATCTGGACCTTGGTTTCCAGAGCAGTGATGTCGGACGAGTCATCCGCTTGAACCTGCAGGTTGCCCCACAGATCAAATGGGGATATGCCGAGATCCTGGAACTGGACGGTAGCAATCCGACCACCACGATTCTAGCTAAAACAAAATCGGCTCTATCGACCCCAGGAACCACTACAGAATGGCAACTCGGCAGTTTCTCAGAGACCTCTGGATATCCTAGAACCGTTCAGATCTTTCAGCAGAGACTTGTTTTCGGAGGAACGTCTTCAGAACCCCAGACGATCTTTTTTTCTCAGACAGGAGACTTCAATAACTTTGCAGCATCGGAACCTCTTGGGCAATCCACAGGCAGAACGGATTCTTCTGGCAAGACGATCATTGGGGAGCAAATCTTCGAGAACAATGCTCTTTCGCTAACGATCTCTTCAGACACAGTCGATTTGATTGAATGGATGAACGAAGACCGCAGAATGACCCTCGGCACTTCCGGTGGCATCTTCCAGATCTATGGAGCAGATGACGATTTAACTGTCACTCCGTTCAATTTCACGATTGCCAAGGTCTCTGCCTGGGCTACCGATGCTACTGCACTTCCGTCAAAAATCGGCAACAACCTGCTCTACGTTCAACAGAATGGCAGAAAAATCAGAGAGTTAGCATTCGATAAACTCCAAGATCAGTACGCAGCAGCAGATCTGTCTTTGAGAGCAGAGAATCTAACAGAATCCGGCATTATTGGAACAGCCTACCAAGATCAGCCGTACTCGGTCCTCTGGTGCAGAAGAGCCGATGGGAAACTAGCTGCGATCACGTATGTCGATCTGTTGCAGATGAGAGCATGGCATTTACACACGATAGCCGGAATTCACTACGACAGTACCTACGGAAATCACGCCAAGGTCGAATCGATTGCAGTCATTCCACGGAATACACACGATCAACTTTGGATGGTGGTCAAACGGCACAAACGAGAAACAGCACTAGCATCATGCACCTTCAATCAATCCACTGACTTTTTTAGTACTGCTTCAGCCCATAGTCTTTCTGATGACGATGCCGTTGCTTTCGATTCTTCTACGATCACCGGATTCACTGCTGACACTCTCTATTATGTTGTTAATTCAACTTCTACTACTTTCCAACTTGCTGAATCAATTGGAGGAAGTGCTGTAACGGTCTCCGGATCAACAACGGATGTCTCGGTAACGACTCTCCGCAAATGTACAGAGGTCCGCTATGTCGAATTCATGGAAAGATACTATGTCGGTGACGAGATCGATCCAACAGATGCTCATTTTGTTGATTCTGGTCTGGAAGAGCCAACGAACCAAACCACAGCTACTACTGCCGTTACTGGTTTATCGCACCTTTCTGGAGAATCGGTTTCCATTCTGGCAGATGCTTCGGTGCAACCGAACCAGACCGTCAATTCCTCCGGAGAAGTCACACTACAGACCGCAGCAACCAAATACCGAATTGGACTCGGCTACAACAGCAATCTCCAAACGCTCCCGATGGTCCAACCGACCTCGGCTGGAACCTCTGTAGGCAACAAAAAGCGGATTCACAAGTTTGTCATCAAACTACTCGACTCCCTTGGTTTCAAGTACGGAAGCACTCCGTATCTCTTGGACACTGCAACCATCAGTTATCTGGAGTCCATCGGAGTAATCTTCGGAGCAAACACATCGAACCTGACAGAAGCCGTATTTAGAACGACAGCAGATCGAATCGGGGCAGCACTGTTATTTTTCACGGGAGAGAAAAGCTACACCCTGAGAGATGACTATGGAACCGAAGCACAGTTGTACATTCGTCAGGATCAGCCGTATCCCTTAAATGTTCTTCTTTTAGCCATCGATTACGAGACTAACGAATAATGTCACTCGCTACCGCATTCCTCGTTTACAAGGGAGTTGAAACTGCTTTCAACCTCTATACGACAGCACAGCAGAATGCATTGACTGCTCAGAACTACGAGCAACAAGCGGCAGAAATTTTACGGGCAGGAAAAGAGAACTATCAGTTTTCCTTAGAAGAAGCTCAGTTGATCAGACGGGTTGCTGCCGAGAACGCCAGACAGGTGGAATTTGCCGGAATGACTGCTTTAGCTCAAGAAGAGATCGCAGGAAAGGCGAGGATCGGTAGGATTCGGGCCAGAGCAGGGGCATCCGGAGCAAGTGTCAATGTCGGTACTCCAGCCAACGTCCAGATCTCTCAGGAGTTTCAGAACCAGTACAACCAGCGGATGATCAATTACAACACTCGTTACGAAGCAGCAAGAACGAGACTCCAGGGACAACTCCAGGCAGACATGAAGGTCAAACAGGCAGCAATCAACTGGAGACAAGCCCAGGGTCAAGCAGGAGTTCTACGAGGAGCAGCAGGGGCCACACGGGGTTCCAGAGATCAATCTCTATTGGGAACACTCTTCCAGGGAATTGGTGAAGGCATCACAGGATCGAGGTTATTCGGATGAGACTACCTTTCGACCAGACCAATCTACAGAGACCCTCACAGAACCGACTGTCTCCGGTTTCTTCTCCGAGGACACAACCTCTGGATCTCCAGACCTCTGCAAATTATGCGAAGCTCGAATCACTCAAGCAACTCGGCAAAGGCATCTTCTCTATCGGTGATGCGATTTTTCAGAATTATGCTGAAGAAAAGAGAGAAGAGAAACGAAGGGAACTGGAATTATTGAGCCTGGATCTGAACCGAGACAGCATTGATCTACAGAAGAGTTTTGAGACTGCTCCCTCGGCATCTGCTTTGGAAGATGAACAAAGAATTCATGAGTGGTACTACGGAGCACCAGAAGGGGAAGAGTCCAGATTCCAGAAGTTGCAACAGAAGTACGGAATTTCAGAAAAGGACATGGAGGTCTATTTCAAAAGATTTGAAGTAAACAATCTGTCCAAGGTTTTGGCCTTACGAACAAGAAGGGAACAAGACGTTAATCGGTTAAATGCCAAAAAGTTTTTCAATACGACATTGCTCAATGAAACCGAGTCTTTTGACATCAACAACTATCCCAATGAGAAAAGTGCGTTCATAGACCAAAGAAGAGAAGAGTTGCTGGGTTATTTGAATGATGCGACCAAAGGTCTTAGTGGTGCTCTGAAGACAGATGTTGAAGCATGGGGTTTGGACATTATCAATCGGGAATTGAACCAAGGTCTCCGTCTGTTTGATGTTCGTACCACAGATGCCAATCAAGCATCGTTTAGCGAATCCTACAACGACATCATGTCTCTTGAGCTTTCCAGAGAGGAAAGGCTTACCCGATACCGTCAGTTGATCAACGAGTATGGTCCGGAGGTGTCCGGAGGCAAAGGTCTTTTCGACCAGAATTCAACGGTTTTGAAATTACAAGAAGCAGAAGCAGAAGTAGACCGAGAGTTCGGGGAACGTCTGATCGATTCAGATCCTCAACAGTTTCTAGATCTTTGGAATTCACAGGAACCTGGGAAAGAGTCGATGCTCCCTGGGTTGAAAATTCAAGAACGACTAAGGCTCTTCGACAAGGCAACCAAGGCACTGGAAGGCATCAACGCAGATCGGGCATCTGGAGCACAAGAAGTGATTGACCGAGTTCTTGGTCAAATGATGAGACCAAAAGCCCAGTTAGCCAGACTAGCCAATGACTTTGACCAGAATATCGAACTGCTGCCAGAGACAAAAAACGGGAGACCCTTTCGGGCAAAGTACCAGATGGCTTTTGATTATGTGGAATCTCTAGCTCATGACATGGCGGACCCTCTGAAGGCGAACCGACTGACTGTGGAAACAGCACTGGCACGGAAACCACCAGAGTACTATTCGATAGAAGGAGGAGATCCTGCGATAGAGTTAAAGGAAAGAGCCTATTTACGCTACATCAATCATCACAAGCAGATCCGAGAATCCAGAGCAAAAGACCCTGCAGCTTACTACGCAGAGAAAAGTCCGAAACAAAACGCCTTAGAGTACTTTGATGAGTCCTCTTTAGAAGGCAGCATCCGAGAGCAGACAAGGTATTTGACCGGAGAAGGCCACATCCCCTTTCAGTTAGCAGAAGAAGTACGCAAGGGTCGAATCAATCTGTTGCCGAATCAAGTCAAGGAAGTGCTGCTCAATGAACTGGGGAACATTAGAGAGGGAGTCCCGTATGCCATGGCACTCCGGACCTATTTGGAACCAGCAGGGAAGTTTGCTCCGTTACTGATGGAAGAGTTTTCCAGAGATAAAAAGAATGGAGGAATTGGACTAGAACTCTCTGCGTACCACTACACGATGCCTCACAGCAATGCGATCCTGCAGAGAATGAGAACTTCCGAACTGATCCGGCCAGAGTTGAACAAACGGGAATCAGAGATCTTGGGAGCAGTTCAGTCAAAGGACTTCAGTATAGCCATTGTCAGCAATGACATTTTTGACGGGTTCCGTCAGTCCATGGCAATCGGGGATACTTCATCGAAGCAATTGGTCAACAGTACTTTGGAGATGGTCAAGGGATATACCTTGATGCTGATGGAAGAAGGACAGTCGTTCAATGATGCCGTAGAAATGGCCAATGATCATATTCTTGGAAAACAGTTCGCCTTTCTGACTCCTGGGTTTGATGACGGATACAAGGTCCGGATACCAAGAGCAGAGATGGAGAATCTTGAAGACGGTCAGTTTGAAGATGCCCTAACGGTAGCAGCACAGCAAGCCTTGGAATCCATTGACAATCCAGCAATCCGAGCAACTGCAGAAGATCGGGTCTTCCGGTGGTCAAACAGTCCGTTGGACACAGGTTTGATTTTATATTCTCAAGATCCGGATTCTCTTCTGTTTGTCCCAGTAGCTTCTGAAAAAGGAGAAATTACCTGGAGTGAATTGAGAGCACTTGCTTCAGTAGTTGATGAACTCCCTGACAGACCTACGGGACTCGGCACTTTTGTCGGAGATGTTGCAGGAGACGTAGGGGAGACGATTAAAGATGCTGGTTCTTCTGCACTGAAAGATCTTCAAGAAACCGCAGATTCGATTGTAGAAAGCATTCAGTCAGGAGTCCGTAACATAGTCGTTGATCCAAGAGCAGAAGCCAAAGCCACAGGTTCCAAGAATCAGCCGAAGGGAGTGATCCCAGAACTGATGGAAGAAGTGGATCAGGCATTGTCTGCCCCAATCCGTCAGCTTGAACAAAAAGCGGAAGAGACCGGAGACTATTCTGCAGACAGAGACATGATTGATCGATATGTCGGAACAGCCAGAGCCATTATTGCCAATGCTAAAGACTCGAAAAAAGCACGGAAAGCCATAGATCGGTTAATAAAACAAGCAGCACCGCACTTAGCAAATATCAAATCCCGTCAGGCTTTGGATACAGAGATCAATCGTTTGTTCAATGAGGGACAATGATCGGGTACGTCCCAGAACCAAATTATGTAGGGCAAGCACCTCTTGTAGAAAACTATGACCCAAGTTTCGGGTTCATGCTCAAGCAAGGTGCAAAGAAAATGTTCAGTGATATGTCGATCCTACTTCCTGCTTCAATGGCAGATGTAGCCATTTCTGAAATGCGTGGTGGAAAGATCACAGAAGAAGAATACAAGGACTCTGAGTTTTTTGATCCGCAAATTAAGTGGGATGACTCGTTTACAGAAGCAAAGGCGAGACTGCTGAAAGACCGGATGGATGCTGAAAGAGAGTACGCCTATTATTTGGAACAAGCTCAGGACTTTACAGACTACATTGCCTTTTACGGAGGGGTGATTGCTGGTGCAGTCCCAGATCCGTTGAACTACATTCCTTTGCTCGGTCAGTTCGATAAACCGAGAAGAGCCTTACAGTATGCTGGGATGGGTGCTCGTAGTTCCAGAGCACTATTGGGAGCAGCAGATGCTGCCTTGTTGACTACCTTGGCTTCTCCCTTACTAATGGCAGAACGGGCAAGTTATCAGCAGAAATATGATGCTCAAGATGTCTTGTTTGATATTGGAATTGCTACGGGTCTCGGTGGAGGGTTCGGAGCATTGTTTGGCCGAGTAAAACCAGAGGACAGTTACCCAGGAAGAATCCCTACTCTGGAGGAAGCCCGTGCTTATGACCCAGATGTCCCATCAACCATTACTGATCCTCCTGGTCAACTTCAGCAGTTTATTGAGAGAGTCCCTCCGGAAAACCGTGCCAATGCAGTCAGGAAAGCGTTGCTTCAACAGAGAGCAGGAAAGCCGATTGATGTCAGTGCAGAAATGCAACCTGTTATCTCAGGAGATGAAGTAAAGCAAACTCGGTTAGCTGAACTAGAGAAACGTTTTGAGGAGCAGGACAACCTGACATCAGAAGAATTCTCAGAAATGCAAAGGCTTGCTTATGAAGTAGAAGAACTGACCCCTGACTACACAGTAGCAAAACTTGAGGAACCAGAACCCTTGGTCGATGAAGTCATTGCAGCTATTGAAAAACAATCTGATGAAGAACTGGATGCTGGCATTAGAGAACTGGATGCACAGAGACTACTCAAGGAAGAAGATGCTAAAGCATTGGCACGGGATGAAGATCTGACCACAGAGCAATCAAATCGGGAAATTGAACAATACAACGGTGACTTAATTTTTTGTCTGATGAGAAATGGCTAAAAAAGATCCCTGTCTGGATATCGCAATTAACGAGAAATTCGGAATTTCTGAAGAAGATGCCAAGGAGTTGGTTGACCGATTAAAACAGCAAATGGCTCTACTGAAAGGAGATCCGGAGTATCTTGTGAAGTTGAAACGGGCCGCAGGAGCAATGTCCGAGAAAATGAAACAGGATCTGTTATTCGCTAAACGAAGACGGAAAGCACAAATTATCATCAATTCGCAGTTAGACAACCGGATTGTCAATGACCCGAAATCGGCTAAGAAATTAAAAGAATATATTGCAGGGTATCAGCCGCAGAGGTGGCAAAAGGACTTTGAAAAAGGAGGTACGGGATTCCAGCAATTGGATTCGATAGCAGGACAACAAGCGTCAAAAAGGAGGGAACGTTTAAATTACATAATCCATTCTCTTGGGATCGATGGTGCTTGGGCTTTATCAAGACCGACTATTCTGGGGGGCAGTAATTTAAACAAAAAAATTCAGTATCCTTTTGGCCAAGGGATCTTTGACGATGTCAATTTCCATAGAGATGTTGTCCATGAAATGTTTGATGCCCCGAAAAAAGGAGTTCCAGTTACAAATAACGAATTAGCTCAAAAATTTGCGAAAGCCACGATTGAAGTCAAAAGGGATGTAGTTGCTCAATTCCGAGCAAACGGGGTGAATATCGGTTGGCTAGCCGATCATGTGACCACACAGTATCACGATTCAGTAGCGATTGCGTCTGGGGGGTTTGAAGCAGGAGGAATTCTTAGAAAAGGAATTACCAGAGAAGAAGCAAAAGATCGTTGGATTCAGAGGCTTTACAATGCGCCGGATGACAACCCGAATCAGAACTCTGGGTTACTGGATGTAGAGAGAACCTTTGTAAAGCCAACAGGAGAAATTGTTGAAACCAAGGCTGAACGGGTAAAGTTTCTTTCTGCAGTCTTTGACAATATTGTTTCCGGAAATCGGCATGTCCATGAATTGATCCCTACGGATCTCAACGTAGGTCGGATGTCACTGGCTTCCAAGGTTTCTCAAAGCAGACAGTTGCATTTCAAAGATGCAGATTCATGGCTAGCTTACAATAACGAGTATGGTCACAGAAACCCGATAGATGCGATCCTGACAGGTATTGAACGATTGTCTGACGATCTGGAACTGATCAACCGTATGGGACCGAACCCAGATCTGACGTTCAAGAGACTGATGTCCAATGTGGAGATGACTCCTTCTGAAAAAAACAAAGTGCAAGGAGACTTTGACGTCGTATCAGGGAAAGCCTATGAAATAGCGAATCCCTCATTGCACCAGTGGACAGCAAACATTACTGCTTTGCAATCGATGTCCAAACTCGGTAGTGCCGTATTCAGTGCTTTTAGCGATCCGATCTACACGGCATTTACTCGCAGTTACCACGGAGTCAATATCTTCAGTGCTTATTACGATACCTACAAAGCTGCACTACAAGCATTATCCAGTAAGGAAATCAAAGAATTTGGCATTCTGATGGGATTTGGACTAGAGGGGGCAGTTGGGTCATCCGCAGGTCGGTTTGCTGCAGCAAGATCAGCTACTCAGTATGTAACAGGAGCAAATAATAATTTTTTCCGTTGGAACGCACTGAATGGATTCACAAATATCATGAGAAACGGTGCTGCTTATATTATGTCTAGAGACATGTATACGGCATCAAAAAGACCATGGAACCAACTCAATGAACGTTACCGATATGCTCTTAGTCAGTACGGGATCACAGAAGCAGATTGGGGAGATATCAGGAAGTTACCGACAACCAAAGTTGAAGGACATGACCTGATTACTCCTTACGGAGTCCGAGATGCCATCAAGAACGGCAAAGTACCTCCTGATCTTGTAAAACGTTCTCATCAACTGGCAGACAAAATCCAGATGTTCATAGTCGGTGAAAACACGATGGCTGTTATTGAACCAGGAGCATCAGAACAATCGTTCATGAGACGGATTCCTTTTGGTGGAGAAGGAGCAGGTAAATCAGGGACTGCAAGTGCAATGGCAGCAAGAACTTTCTGGCAATTCAGAGGATTCCCGTTGTCGATGATGATGCGAAACTTCCCACGGGTTGCCCAAATGGGTGCTCCTGCCTTTTTGCATTTACTTCCGATGGTTGGCATCGGCTATGCCATAAAGTCCGCTAAAGACATTTTGAAAGGCCGAGAACCACTTGATCCAAGAGACCCTGATAACATTTATAAAATTGCATACGTTGGAGTAACCCAAAGTGGCTTTGGTGGACTAGCATCTGACTGGCTGTTAAATGATGTTCGCAAGTACGGTTATGGTCTTGCCGATTTACTCGGTGGACCTACAATTGGAACAGCACAAGATGTATTTGCAGTGGCTGGAGCAACAGCCGCAGTACTGAGAGGAGATGAAACTGTTGGAGAAATTGGGAAAACTGCTTGGAAAGCACTGTACAACAACACTCCTTATGTCAACTTTTGGGCTTCCAGAACAATTCTTGATTATGCAATCAACTACCAGATTCAGGAAATGCTACATCCAGGGGCATTAATGAGAATGCAGAATCGTTTCCAACGAGAGAACAATCAGAACTTCTTACCTGGACTGTCTCCTGCTGAAGTCGTTCCGTATGGAGGATCTTTATGACGGTCTCAGTACTCCGGAACAAGGTTCAGTACGGTCAAGAAAGCCCAGGGACTGCTACTCAATTTACTGTCAATTTTCCGTACACCGAGAAGTCCCAGATTAAAGTTTATCTGAATGACACTCTACAGACGATCACCACGCACTACACTCTGACTGATCCGGATAGCACAGGAACCGTTACTTTTGTGACTGCTCCAGCTACTGGAACCTTGGTCACGATCCTGAGAGAAACCGACTTCCTTCAGACCACAGACTACGCAAATAACGATATTCTGGATGCTGAAACTTTAGAAGCGG